ATGGCTTACACAGCGAATAGGTCGGTCAATGCTCACGATTTTGCGATGGTCCCGCGCGCGGAGATTCCGCGCTCGTCGTTTGCGATGCAGAAGACTTTGAAGACTACGTTTGATTCGGGTTACTTGGTCCCCATCATGTGCGAGGAGGTGCTTCCCGGGGATACGTTCAACGTTAAGACCACGCTGTTTGGTCGTCTGGCTACGCCGATTTTTCCTGTGATGGACAACCTTCACCTCGAGACGTTTTTTTTCTTCGTGCCGAATCGTTTGGTTTGGTCTGATTGGCAGCGTTTCATGGGTGAGCAGGCGAACCCGGCTGATTCGATTTCTTTTTCTATTCCGCAGGTCGTTAGTCCTGCGAGTGGTTATGTTGCGAACTCGCTCTATGACTATTTCGGTTTACCCACGGTCGGGCAGGTCGCCGGGACGAACACGGTTTCCCACTCTGCGCTTCCGATGCGCGCCTACAACCTGATTTTCAACCAATGGTTTCGTGATGAGAATCTTCAAAATTCTCTTGGTTTTGGTGCCACTAACACAGTTTCTGATTTTGGCGACGGTCCTGACCCTTACACCAATTACACGCTCATGCGCCGTGGCAAACGTGCGGACTATTTCACGTCGTGTTTGCCGTGGCCTCAGAAGGGCGGTGTTGCTGTTTCTCTTCCGCTAGGCACGTCTGCTCCTATCAAGTCGGACGGTACGAATTTGCAGATGCGTGGCGGCGGTGGCGGTATGACTGGCCTTGCTTTTGCTGCTGGCACGGTCGGTTCTAACCTACAGAATCAATCGGGTACTACCGGTGCCTCCTCTGTCAATTGGGGTGCTGCTGGCACTGCTACCACCGGCCTTTATGCGGACCTTTCTACTGCGACGGCTGCGACTATTAACCAGCTGCGGCAGAGCTTTCAGATCCAGAAGTTGCTTGAGCGCGATGCGCGTGGCGGCACCCGCTATACCGAGATTGTTCGTTCACACTTCGGTGTTATTTCGCCGGATGCTAGGCTGCAGCGTCCGGAGTACCTTGGTGGTGGTCATTCGATGATTTCGATGAATCCTATTGCTCAGACGCAAGGCACGGGTGCGAGTGGTACCTCCACGCCGCAGGGTAACTTGGCTGCTTTCGGGCATTACCTTGCGCCGAATCATGGTTTTACGCAGAGCTTTACCGAGCATGGTCACATCATCGGTTTGGTGGCGGTTCGTGCGGATCTGACGTATCAGCAGGGCATGCGCAAGATGTGGTCTCGGTTGACTAGGTATGACTTTTATTTCCCGGTTTTTGCGATGCTTGGCGAGCAGGCTGTTTTGAACAAGGAGATTTATTGCGATGGTTCGGCCAACGATACTGCTGTATTTGGTTATCAGGAAAGGTGGGCTGAGTACCGCTACAACCCCTCTCAAATTACCGGCCTTTTCCGCTCTACTTATGCGACGCCGCTGGATGCTTGGCATTACGCGCAGAAGTTTACGTCGCTTCCGACACTCGCTTCGACGTTTATCCAGGACACTCCCCCTTTGTCCCGCAACCTTGCGGTTGGCGCTGGGGCCAATGGCCAGCAATTGCTCCTGGACGCTTTCTTTAACATGCAAGTCGCCCGTCCGCTCCCGATGTATTCGGTCCCCGGTTTGATTGATCATTTCTGATATGCAATTTCCAGAGGTCTTCGATGTTTATTTTGCGACCGTCGCCGGGTTTCAGTTTCACCCTGGTTCTGGTACTCGCGGCCATTCGCCGCTTACTCTTAAGGAGTGTGCAGATGTTGCTCTTGAAATGTGTGCGATTCGCGCCGAGGTCGAGGCAAAGGGGCTTTATCGGTTCGCTGGTATCGGGGGGTTTGTCGTCTCTCGGGAGCCTGATCGGCGGGGCGGCTAGTACGGCCGCCACTGTTTATGACACTGGCGCGACTAATGCGTCGAACCAAGCGATGCTTAGTCAGGCTGAGAATTACAATACTAAGGCGGTGAATCAGGCGCAGACGTTCGACGCTGCGCAGGTTGGTCAACAGGAGGCTTTCCAGGCCGCGCAGACGCAGAGCGCGGAGCAGTACAACACCCAGATGGCCGACACTGCTATGCAGCGTAAGGTTGCCGATTTGAGGGCCGCTGGTCTTAATCCTATGCTCGCGGGGGTTAATCAACAGGGGGCGCCAGCCCCTACTATTTCCGCGCCCTCTGGCGCGTCTGCTTCTTCTCCCGTTTTGGCCGCGCCTACGCGGCCGTCGAATACGTCGAATATCGCGGGTGCGATCAATTCGGCTATGGGCACGATTAGTGCTATGCAGGACATTTCGAACAAGGTTGATCAGGGCGAGCTCTATCGCAAGCAGGCCGAATCCGCAGCTGGCGATGTTTCCAATAAGGCGCAGGCTAATCGTCGCGAGCAGGCCGACGCTGACGTTGCGCAAGAGACTCGTGATACGCGCATCAAGTTGGCGACTCAGGCGTTGTCCACGAGTGCTGCGCAGGCGCGCTTGGCTGAGGCGCAAGAGGGTTATTACAGGGCCGGGACTACTGGTCAGGCTGCTACAAACGTTGGTTTGGAGAATGAAGCTCGCTATCAGGCGGGTATGGGTCCCGTTGGTAAGTACATCGATCACGCTCTAGGTTTACTTGGTTCTGCTGGTAAAGTTTTTAATACGTTTCGTCCATAATTTTTGTTTTTTGTCAATTTCTTTTTTTTCTATATTCTTGTTTTTTAACTGTTTTTTTTGTCAATTTATTTTTTTTATTTTTTCATTTTTTTCATTTTTTCTGATGTTCATATTTTAGGAGTGCTGTCAATGTCTAAATTTTCTAGTTTGGCCTTGCGTACTTTCAATAACTATGATACGCGCGCCGCCTCTGATGAGTCGGCGCTTTTTTGTCCTGAGCCTACGATGGCGCAGCAGCATCCGAAGGAGGAATGCGACATCAATACGATCGTCAATCGTTTTGGTCTGACGGGCGAGCTGCCGACTGGCGTGCGAGCCCCTCAGTACGGTGATTTCACCGGTCTCGGTGATTTTCGGGACGCCCTCGAGGCGATCCAGGCCGCTGATGCGGCTTTCATGCAGATGCCTGCAGCTGTTCGATATCGTTTTCACAATAACCCTGCAGAGTTTGTGGACTTTTGCTCCAATCCTTTCAACTATGCCGAGGCGGAGTCCCTTGGTTTGGTCATTCCGAAGGCCCCGCTCACCCCTACAAGCCCGGGACCCACCCCCGAAGGGGGTGGGGGTCAGCAACAGCAGCCGGCGGCTCCTACGGGCGTTTAACGCCCCTAAGCACAGTTTCTTTACTTGATCCTACTGTGCTAGGTGACACCATTTTGGGGTAATCTGGCGCGGTCTTTTTGGAGGTCCTATGAAGCCATTGAAGCGTAAGCCGGTTCAGAAGGCGCGGTCAGCAGCCAAGTTCCGTCGAAATGTGTCTACCGTTAAGGCTGCCAATATGGCGGTGAAGCCGATGCGCGGCGGTTGGCGGTTCTGATGCCCTGCAAGTGCCCGTTGCCTGCATTTCAGCTATCCAACGGATCTGTTGTTTTTTCGGAACGACGTGGGCAGGACGTTGTTCGGTCTCTTTTTCTTCCCTGTGGGCAATGTACCTTGTGCCGTTTGGCTCGTGCTAAGGGTTGGGCGATTCGTTGTCTGCACGAGGCTTCGCTTTTTCCCCGTAACTGCTTTCTTACTCTCACGTATCGCACCGAGGAGCTGCCCGAGCGTGGGTCGTTGAATTATTCGGACTTCCAGTTGTTTATGAAGCGGTTTCGTAAGAGGGTTTCGCCCGTGCAGCCTCGTTTTTATATGTGTGGGGAGTACGGCGACCAGGACGGGCGTCCGCATTTTCATGCGTGTATTTTTGGGTATGACTTCGAGGATAAGGTTCCGTGGAAGAAGACCGATTCTGGCAGCTTGATCTGCCGTTCGTCCCTGCTAGAGACGCTCTGGACGAAAGGGCACTCGTCAATTGGCGAAGTCAACTTTCAGACCGCTGCTTATGTGGCCCGTTACTGCATGAAGAAGGTCACTGGTTCGCGCGCGCAAGAGCACTACACGCGCATCGATCTGCAGACCGGCGAGCTCTATTCGTTGGAGCCGGAATTTACGCATATGTCGCTCAAGCCGGGCATTGGCAGAGAGTGGTTCGATAAGTATTTCTCTGACGTTTATCCTCATGACTATGTTGTCGTTAATGGTCGGACCATCAAGCCTCCGAAGTATTACGACCAGAAGTTCAAGGAGTTGGAACCGTTGGGTTTTGAGCAGTTGCAGTACCAGCGTGAGCTGGATGCGGCGCTTCGTGCCGCCGATAACACCCCGGAGCGTCTTCTCGTCAAGGAGGTCTGTGCGGCCGCCGCTCTGTCTCGTTTTAAACGTTCGATTTAGGAGGTTTTATGAAATTTGAGATTGTTGCTATTCGTGATCAGGCCGCTGCTGTTTATTCGCGGCCTTTTTTTGTGCCTACGTTGGGCATGGCGATGCGGTCCTTTTACGATGAGGCGCAGCGTGACGCTCCGGACAACGAGCTCTTTCGTCACCCGGAGGATTTCACTCTTTGGCACCTGGGGACTTTTGATGACAACACCGGGCGCTTTTCTAACTTGGAAGTTCCGGAGCAGATCGCTACCGGTAAACAGATGAGGGGATGAG